CCGGGGATACGTCTGCTGTAGTACTTCCGCTTTTAACTCTTACTTTTCTGGCCATACTTCAGCTCCTGGGTTTTTCGCGCCTTGTCTATGATTCTCCTTTGTTGCCTGTTTTTTCGTTCCTTTTCCTGTTCTTCTGTCTCGGTTTCCAGGAGGTAATCTGCCAGGAGGAGCCGCTGGGTATCTGCATCCATGGATCGGTACCATCCCGGGCCCTGGTTCCAGTGTCTACAAATCCGGAGCTCTAACCTTTGGTATTCTCCTGGCTTTGTTCTAAAAAATCCATCGTCTCCTCCAGCTCTTCCTCCTGGGGGAGTCGTTCGCTCATAGCCAGGAGGCAAATTGTACCAGCCTCGTATATTTTGGAGGAAGGTACTCCATATTCCAGGAGCCGCTCCAGGCAAATATGGCCATATTCTCCAGGCTTATGTATAGCCGGGCGATATTTGGGTAGCTTTGCATGATGATCAATACAAAGCCCTATCGCTCCAGCTGATACTCTTGCCAGGATAGCCGGGTTGTTATTTGCTGTTGCCCAAATTGTAACGAATTCCAGGCAAGGGGCTAGCCCTGGATAGTCTAGTTCCAGGGTGCCCAATTTGCCTAGGTTTATTGTCTTGTTTTCCATGTGTCGCCTCTTTTATGTTTATGTAGCTTCTGCAAATGTTACGCCACCGTAGCACACAAATTCCAGGTTTAGCGCAGATGGATCTCCCTCTGAAAAACTGGCCGCTGTTACTACGCATTTGGAGAGGGTGGCGGTATGATCTGTTGAGCTTAATCCATCTACGTTGCCGTCTATGGAGTACTCTATATCGATACAATAAAACTCTACGCGCGGGGTACCTGTGTCTCCTGTGGATGTGTTCCCGGAGTATGCTCCTGTTTTGTTTACAAAGTCCAAAACAGATCCAGCGGTCGCGCTTGTGAATTGTCGAAAGTGAACAGAAAAGGATCCGGAGCTGGGGGCCTCGCTATCTCCTTTTCGGATATTGGTTAGTACTCCTCTATCTCTAAAGATGTTTTGTGCTTCTTTTGTGGGGAGTCCGTTAAAAGTAAAATTACCATCCTCATAGGCTATTTCCAGGGTATTTGTAGCTCCTGAATCCTTAAGGGTGATCTTCCCGTCTCTTCTAATTTTGGGTATTACGCTGTAACTCATATCCTTATTCTCCTATGTGGTGATATGCTGTAAATTCTAGCTCTGTTATTACATACTCCAGGCTATCTGTAAAATTTCTTGTAGTCCTGTTGTATTCTATTTGTAGCCCTTGCCTAATCGCCTGGTATGATCCCAGTACTGCCACCTGTACCTGTTGCTCCGCGTCCATGGAATTACCATAATCCAGTATTACACTGTGTGGCCTTAATCTGTACGCAAATCGTACCCTTACGGAGCTGGAGAGATAATATGTGTTTCTCCTGGCTTGTCGATCTTCCTTTGCTGTACTCGAGGTAATAGATACTCCAAATCCTTTATGTGCTACGCTGTTCTGTACTCTTCCCAGGTATTCAGCTGGAAAGGGTACCTCTTTGAATCCCTCCAGGGCTTCAACCTTATCAGCTACAGCCGATCTAACTTGGGATACCTTGATACTCATTCCTAGTATCTCCTCAAATACCTAAAAGGAGCCGTTCCGTTAAGGTATATCACTGGCTGGCGTGGTGTTCTGGAGTTTGGATCCTGGGCTTTGTTCTCGTGGTCTTGATCATAAATTAGCGTAATTTGAGAATACGCAAATTGATATTCTTTGTGATGGAGAGAGCTAAGATCCAGGTATCGGCCCTGGCTCTGGCCTAATGCGCTGTGGAAGTCTCTCCAGATCTTGGCTAGTGTCAAATGTAACAGTGCATCATGGAAAGATTCAGGAGAGAGTACCAGGTAAGAGTAACAGGAGCCGCCTTGTTTTGTTCTTCGTAATATCTCCATCCAGGAGCTATCGATAAACTTTTGATATGAAGTGATGGAGGCCGGGCGTAAATTTTCCAGATCTGTATAGAGCTCTGTTAAATCTTCGTCTGTTACGGTCGGATATAGTCTCCTCCGGGCCAGGGCTGCCAGCCTCCTAAAGGTATGACTGTATCCATCTATTACCAGGGTAAACTCCTGGATATATCCCTCTCCCAGGGGGCGGTTATCGTTCAGCTGGGAGGAGGTGTGCACATAGGAAGCGGTTCCGGCTTCGTCTATGGTAAGGCTAACCTCATCTACAATTTTGGTTTCTCCGTCCGGTTCCCGGATCGTGTAGGTTCCGGAGGAGGGTACCAATTGCGCTCCATCCTGGTAAACCTGGAGGCTGGTCGTTTGACTTTTGCCGCGCTCCAATATTTCTGTAGCTCGTATTCTTGCTGTAATTGCCATCGTCCAGGCTCCAGGAGTGAGAGTGTAAGTGTAAGTGAAAGTGTAAGTGTGTAAGCGATATAATTAGAGGAATTGCTTCCAGCTGGAACCATCACAACAAACTAAACAACCCTCTCCAACTGACAAGCCCTTTACTGTGTTCCCAGCTGCGTCTTTTACTGTGAAGCCCTGGCCCTGGCAATTGATAACAAAAAAAGCACCGTCTCTTTCTTCTGGTAGAATTACCTCGAGGCTCCCGGTTTGCGCGTCCAGGCGTTGGTACTGAGAATCTGAATAATTAAGAGTCTTGTTACCGGATATTTGTTCGATATTTACTCCGCCTGGGATCTCCATGTGGCGGGGTAATTTAAAAGCGTTTGGATCGTTGTACATGGTTATTTACCTCTGTTTTGGTTGTCGCGTTCTGTTAAAATCTGTGCAATTCGTTTTTCTGCCTGGTGTCTGGTGCATCCTGTGGCCTGTTGATATCTTGCCCGGGTTTTCTCCAGGGCCTGGCGTTCTCTTTTGTGTTGTTCGTTATTCATATGCTTTTACTCCTTTGGCTTGTAAAATTGCAAGGGCCTTATCTGCCAGCTCCAGATCTTTCTCGGCTTGCTCCAGCTCCATCTTTACTGCTGGGATATGTGCCTTTTGTTGTAGCCGGGTGATATTGTTGTTCATTTTTCGGATAATTACTTTGAGGATACCAGGGTGGGGAGGTTCGATATATCCATCAGCTACCAGGCTCCGCCTCCAGCTGGCCATACCCTCCAGATCTGTTGTCCGGAGGAGCTCCGATCCAATAAGCTCCATCTCTACCCACTTATGGGTATAATGATTCCCGCCTTGTGCTGGGTATATTCTTAGGTAGTCGTGATCCTGGTGTCGGAGGATCTCAAATCCTCGGTTTGTGAATTGGCTTTGACTGTAGGAGCTATCTACCAGGCCGCCTGTGTTTTGTACGTTGTTGACTCCTGGCTTTTCGATCAGCTTCGTAAGTTTGGGAATAAATAGCGGATATTCTTCAGCTCCTGGAGCCTCTTCCTCTCCCTTCTTCTTTCGTGCTTTCTTCTCGAATGTATGGAGCTCCCAATTTTTGGCGTGGTGCATCAATAAAAAGGAGGTATTCGCTCTTAAAGGGAGCCGGGGTGCTTTGTGTTTGTTGGCTTGCCAGGGCTGGGCCAGTTCGTTAAAATTCATCGGTTTGTCATTCCTGTTTTTTTGGGGTGAAAAAGGAGCTAACAGGCGAATATGGAAAACAGGCGACAAGGAAATTAAACCATATCGCCTGTTAGCAAATCGCTTGTTACGCTACCTGTGAGCTGATTAGGCAACCTTTATTATCGTCAATGATCGCCATACCTAGGAAGCAATGACCAACGATCGATACTAGGGCTTCAGCTGCTGTACGTTCAAATTCGATAGAAACCTTGTCCATCTGCATCATTTCAGAAGCTCCAACGATATTGGGTACTCCGTCTGCATAGCCGATCGCTCCGCGGGCCATCATGAAATTATCGTAGCTTGTGGAGTCGTCTGTAACGTGGCTTGACTTATAGATATCTACTCCAGCCAATTTGCCAGCGTATCCAGACTTAGCTCCCATCATGGCCATCGTTTCCGGATCGTTTGCGATAATATTCGCTGTTTCTGACCGGAGGCTATTCTGGAGCTCGGTTAATGCCTTGCTATGTAAAACCGCCACGTAAGGGGCCTCTGCGCCCAGTCCGCTATCTGCTTGCTCGAGCTGGTAGATACCCGCGAAAAACTTATTTACGGAGAAATCTGTACCTGTTGCTCCAGCATCGTTGCTAAATGAGGCGGCCGCTGTTGCTGTTTCAACTGCAAAAAGAGTATCGTAAGAAGCTGCGATCGAAGCTGCGATATTGAAAGGCGATACCTCATTTGGGGAGTTTCCAAAAGATGTTAGCGTGGCGAGATCCGACAAATCATAGCGCAAAGAATGTCTAACGCAAGTAATATCCGCGTGGCCATCTGCAAGAGATGTTTCTGCAACTGCATCGGTTTCTAGGGTTGGAGTACGGAAATTATCGCGACCATAGAGGCCAATTTTTCTAACTCGTACAACCGGGCTACCAGTGCCGTTAATAGATCCTCCGTACATGAGATATGGAGTGTTACGGAGGTTTGCGGTATCTTTGAGCAAAAGGTTTAGTTCTGCGCTGATCATGTGTGCGAGTCTTAGATCACCGCTCAAATTTGAAAACGTAATAGGCATT